TTCGACAATCGTCAATTGATGAAATTGAATAAGGATGATCTTTAGCATAAGACAAAGTATATCTTCGTTCAGATATTTCTGTCTTATGCTTTATTTGATAATGCATTTATTACTTCGTCTCAGATTTTGGACCACTATTCCAAACGATTGGAGAAGAAGTGATGTAGCGAAGTCCGATGTTGATGACAGTTAGGATTTGCGCTTGCATACCCTCGTCCATGACATATCCATACTTGCTCTGCAAGAAGAATGCTACAAACGCTAAAAGATTGACCCACACAGTTTTCGACCGAATGATCCTCTTTGCATCTTGCATATCAATTTTGCCATCGTCTAGAATGCCCAATGTATCCAATTGAGCAGGTTTGACAGGTTCTTTGTTTTCTTCTGACATATCGTTATCTCCTTATAATGTTTGAATATAACATTATTTATGGAGATAACTATAAAAATGGTGGGCCAGGTAGGAATCGAACCTACATCAAACCGTTATGAGCGGTCCGCTTGAACCTTCCAGCTACAGGCCCATATGTATTAGGTTACGATACTTGTTCGATTTCTATTTTACGACGAATGCAAATTTGATTACCATATTCATCATCAGTAATAATACCACCTAAGGCTTCGCAGTTTTGTCTGAATTCGTGTTGATTTTTTGCCTGTTCATAATTGAACAGGTAAAACAAAAAGATAGCAAAAAATAATACTAACAGGGTTCCAATAATTTTTTTCATCTTCTATTTCCTCGTATCATGTAAGTGTTGACGATGTAGCAAAAATTTCATTATTTTCTTCTAATCTTTGATTAGTTATCGATGGTTGACATTGTAAACTAGTCGAAGACGAATGTAAATAGTCAATGTCAATTTTTGCTGCTAACATAAAGATAATCAGGAGAAGTCCGAATATGATAAAACGGTCTAGGCTAATCGTGATCATGATGTCTTCTATTGTGATGATGATTGTGACCATTTCTGTAATAGTAAGAAGAAGTAGGTCTTGTCCAGTATCTTCTCACTGGTGGTTCTACATAATACACTCGTGGAGGTGGAGCAACATAAACTGGTGGAGCAACATAATAAGAGGGTGACGATAGGCTCATAGAAAATCCCGGAACTGCAAAGCTAAATCCTTGTGCTGGTGCAATAGGACGGGTTTCATAGTAGTAATCATCATAAGCTCTTACTGACAACGATGTCAGTAATAAAGCTAACGAAAGGATAAGTTTCTTCATGATGTATAATCTCCAGTAAATGGGAAAGATGGAAGCATTATACTATTTATCATCCCAAGGAACAATCCTTTCTTCGAAATCTGCTCGGTTGATTTTGACGTTCCAAAAGTCTAATAAAGCTTGTCGATTTTTATCGATAAACTCAAATAGCTTCATTTTATCAATAGGATTGATTTCATGCAAAGTTTTTGAATACGTTTGACCAAAAAAGACAGACTTTAGTTCTGTACTTGTATGAACCACATTACCTTCATGAATAGCAAATCGAAGTCTTGGGCCATTATCGTCTGATACACAATCTTTTGTTAGTGCAAATATGATAAAGGGTAAATGAGTTTTATTTTTCAATAAATCACACATCATCCACTTAGAGTTATCTGCATCTGGTGATGTTGAAAATGAATACAGTTCATCTTCCATATTGGAAATAAGATTAGTCATCATATGGCTCCAATTCGTAATCATTCCCATCTTTACCAAGTCTATCAATTGACCATCGTACAAACTCTTCAACTTCAATAAAGTCACCATGCCAACCATAATGTCGTGCAAGTTCGACTAAGTCTGCGATTAGAACATCCGGATTACTTTGAAGGTTTATTGACATTTTTTATACTCTTTTAGTATGTTACACGTTCAAAAAAAGGGGGATGATTGAAGAAGGGTTCGAACCTTCATCTCTCCATGCGGATTTACGAGTCGTCCACTTATATGATGGGAATCGAACCCATCCTCTACCCAAGGTGGAGCACTTTGCCTATTAAGCTATTCAATCATTACATCTTATACGTTCAAGATTTTCACTTTCATATGGCCACCAGGCTTCAATAAAGTCTTGTGAGAAAGTTACTGAACCAATACATTGTATCACATTTTCAGATGTTTGGCGAGATTTATCGGCATACTTCAACATTGGTACTATAAGTACCATAAGTAGCATTCCGATAAGTAACCATCTCACATAAAGTTTCATATATCAATCACATGATGTAGAGTTTGAACCACCTGCCGCAACTTGAACTAAACTGCCATCTCCAAAATGATCACGAACAAAAAGTTTGTCTTTGATACATAAGAGTTCAATTTGTTCTGGAAGTTGATCTTTTATTGCGGGTGTCTGTTCAACTACTTGTTCAGTTTTTTGAGAAGATGATGCAGCATTATTCTTCTTAATAACATTCAAAGCAAACACACCTATCAATACTCCACTAATAAACCCAAGTACTAAAAACCAATCTTTATTCATAGTTCCTCCAAAGCAGTTTTTGCAAACGTAGAAGCAGACTTACCATCGTATTGACCAGCATAATTGGCTTTCAAGAAAGCCATGATTGTACCCATACTTGGTGGCTTATCAGCATCAACAACGAACTTAGCGATGATGTTTTCAAGTTCATAATCAGACATCAGTTGTGGAAGATATTCATCCAAAATGCTAATCTCACGTTTAGTCACTATGATCTTATCTACGTCTTCAACTCGTTGAAAAACATCAAGCATTTCAACTGCACCTGCTCGAAACTTTTTCAGAACCTGTAAGACTTCTTCATCAGTGCTTTCACGGTTGCCCTTGTCTTTACCAGGACGAGAAGCTTCACCCAATAACGTAACCAAGAAGGTTGCTTCAGGAGTTTTGTCTTTACGAGCTTGAAGTGACCTGTCTCTAATTTGTTGCAGTAATGATTTGTTCATCTTCTATTTCACCTTTGTTGATAACTTTGAATACTATTGAACCTTGTTGATAAATGACAGTTTTTGCTGGATGAAAAGCTTTCTTAGCTACTTCAGCTACAGCTTCAGCATACTCCTTTGCTTTATTAGATGGCAAATTTTTAGGGTCAATCCCAACTGCTATGATATGGTCTTCTGTTAGCTTAGAAGTATCTAAGCTTGATAATTCAAATTTTTCAAAATCTATATCTTTCATATAGTTCTCTTTCTAAGAATATAAATGTTTTTCTCTATTGAATATTTTTGATACTATTGAATAATGAACATTATAATCTAATTCGTTCACTAACCAGTTATATATTTCTATTCCTGGGACCCCCGATAATCTTTTTTCTACTAATAATTTTGTATGCTCTTTAGAAATTTTTGTCAATTTCTCAGCCATTCTTGCCACACTTGGATGTGTTTCTTTAGTTCGACCGGTCATTATCCTTGAATGATTAGCAATATATTCATGTGTTTCTTTTGATCGTCCTGATAATTTTTTAGACATTTCTAATATGCCTTGATTATTTTTTTTATTTCGTCCGGATAGAGTTTGAGCCATTTTTGCTACTCTGGGCGATGTTTCTTTTGTTTGTCCCGTATACTTTTTAGAAACTTCTAATATTTTTTGATTTGTATATTTATTTTGTGTTTTTTGATAGCAATTTATTTTCTTTTTTAAGATTTCATATTTTTTTCCATTTAGCTTATCTCCCTGTTTATCGTGTAATAATCGATGACATGCTAAAATCAAGTGTCCACTATTAGGATATATTTTTGTCAATAAAATATGAGCTATAAAATGTTCTCGGGCAGAAAGATGAGCTATATTAGTTTTTTCATTAGTTCCACCCAAGCATTTAGGTAAAATATGATGTGCTTCCGAATAACCTAATATAAGATTAGCCTCTTTCTTTGAAAGAGCTCTATGTAGAGCTCTTTCAATTATTTGATTATATATTTTTTGATAATTCATTTCTCAATCTAAAACACGGTGGCCACGCTGTCTAAGACAGTTGCGATAGATACGTTTATATGTTTCATCGCCTTCAATAGCACCTTTTGCTACGCCACCCAAAGCACCCGTCGAAGCACCAATTGCAGCACCCATACCCGGATTACCCAAGAATGCACCACCTACTGCACCTGCAGCACCACCAAGTAAAGCTCCAGCAACACCATTAGTAGCAGCATCTTTAGTGGCACCAGAGTTATCACTAGCTAATTGTTTGCACTGTGCATCATCTTGTCCAATATAAGCCGCATTCGGATCGCCATAAGGATCAATTACTGGTCTATAACCAGTAGTTTGAGCACAACCTGATAAAGTAGCAATGATTGCTACTGATATTAGCAAAACATTTTGTTTCATTGTTTCATTTCCATTTCTTAGTAAAAAGTTTATTTATATGATGGCTTCCAAAATTTTCAGATTTGAACGAGCCATAGTTACATAGAACTCATCTTGTTGATCAATAGCATTGATCAACATTCGATTAGCTTCTTGCTTTAGAGCCCAGATAACTTTGAAGAAGACATCAAAAGACCTGTCTTTGATGTTAGCTTCTCGAACTTTACCATCAACATGATTGAGATACAATGCTTCAGGTAATCCACGTGACAATGCATCTTGTGCAAGAATATGCAAAAAACTCTCTCTACTCAATGTTATGCCCATCTTCGTTTTCCATTCATCAATTTGTATAATGCTATAATATCATAGAGACTTATAGATGTAAATAGTCTCTATGATATAAAATGTGAAGTGGTTATCAGATTATTGTTGCTAAAAATTTCAAGTTCTTCAATAGGTCCATAAGGTCCCAAAATTCTTTGACTGCTTGCAACTCTACCATGTCTTCGTTGATGTTTTTCAGGTCAGTCAAGTCGTTCAATAGTTCAATGTATTCAGTTGTGGAAATTTCTTTGTTTTCATGTAGTTGAATAATACGTTGGCTTCTTTCAGCTAAGTCTTTGACAACTGGTACAGGTGATAGTAAAAAGTCGTTTAGTTCCATGTTATTGAGCTCCTAAAGTAGACGCGATGAGCTTGGCACCGCTTGCTATGTTGTTCATTTTCTCTGTACAGTACGGAACACTTGGAGGAGTAGAACCTTCTGTATACTTATCGCTGAATTCTCTAACCATGTCTAACAATGCTTTAGATGAACGTTGTATTTCAGGGCTGTTAGACCTAAACTCCGCATATGTTGCCATGTGTTGAACATACTGCTTAATTGATTGAGTGTCTTTACGAATTGCTGATGGGTCTGCACACTTAGTCTGTAAGTCAGAAGCCACCTCATAGATAGTGACGAACCTATCGTACTGAAGTCCATCAAAAGTAATACGACTACATCCGGTGCTCATCATTAGAGCTAATCCGCCAACGAGAGATAGAGTAAAAAGTTTCCTGTTCATATGTTTTCCTTTATAGTAATTTAGTTTCGATTATGCTATCAATTCGAAAAGAACGCCATGAGTTTTTGTCAAGGTCATACACTGCTAAAACATTGTCATTGATTTTAGGTGGAGGTTTTATACCAATGTTATTGTCTAATTTGCCAGGAATGAAATCTTCGCATAAAGTACAATTCATTACTCGTGTTTCGCCATTTACTTTTCTGAAAGTCACTTCAACCTTATTGTCTTTCAGAAAGTTCTTTAGCATTGTTCTACGGTCAACAATAGGTGTAGTCATTAGAGTTCTCTCTTTTTGATTTATGGATATTTATAATGTAATCTAGTCAAGAGACTTTGTAAATAGACATTGACAGTCAGAACTCTAGTAAGAAAAACTGACAGACTATATAATGGAAATATGATGTGTCTAAGCAGTTGATTTTATTACTCGAAAAACTGACAGACTAAGGGTATATATATTATTCAGTTTCTCCCTCTCTCCCCCTTGTTTATTTCATTCATATGTAAGATAAATCTCATAGGTTTTCGTCTTCACTTTGTAGTTAGCCTTTTTCTAAGTAGTTGATTTTATTACTGTTTTTATTATTCATTCTTGTTCTAAGTTATTGATTTTATTACTGTTTTTCAAATCATCATTTTTCCGTGACTGATTAGCCGAGAATTTTTGATGAAAAATGATGATTTTCATCAAAACATAAATAGAGTATAATAAATCATAAATCAGTCACTCAAAAACATATGATAATACCTTTCAAAAAACTATCACTAGTCACTTCGGTTGTTCTAACACTTTCATTCAATGTAAATGCATGTCCCGAAATTGATAGGGCATTTGAACCAAAAACAAATGTTGAACTTGTGCCATTATGTCGAACAGAATTTGAACTTGGTTATTCAACCAAACATAAACTTTCTCTTTGGGCTGGAGAAAGATTGACTGAGGTGGAAGCTTCTGATACTGAACAGAGATTGAGTTTGTTCAAAGCTGACCCTGACTTGAAGAGAGGTACTCGAGCAGAACTCAGTGATTATGTCAATTCTCATAAAGACCGAGGTCATATAGTTCCTGCTGGTGATATGCATACAATGCAAGGAATGGTTGAAAGTTTCTACTTATCAAATATGATGCCGCAACAGCCTAACAACAATCGTGGGATATGGAAAGTGCTGGAACGTTATGCAAAAGAAATGGCAAAAGCCAGAGGTGAAGTATTGATATTCACTGGACCTATACTTCAGAAGTCGGGTGGAAAAACTATAGGACAAAATGCTATCCCAGTTCCACGAGCCATGTATAAGATTATCTTTGATATAAAGACAAAAGAAAGTTGGACTTTTATTATTCCAAACGAAAAAATATCGGCTAACTTACTACCTAAAAAGATTGTGAAGTTAGCCGATGTAGAACAAGAGACAGGACTTAAGTTTTTATCTAATGTAAAGGATAAAAAGGAACAAACTAAAATGTTGCAACTACTCAGCGAATAACTTTCAACCCATCATGTGAAAGAAGAAAATTAGAACAAGCGATTGCTAACGAGTTCAGAGAAGTTGCCTTCATAACAATAGCAGTAGCTTTAGTCACATTTGCAGGTCGTGCATTAGGTTTGGCTTTGATTTCATTCATAGCTAATTCTTTTGCTTCATATAGAGAAGGAACTTTTACAAGTCGATTGATAAAGTCCATCGAAAAGAAAGCATTGTCGGTATAATCAGGTTTTGTACTCATATCATCATCCTCTTTATAAGTTTATACACATAAAGTTTTTACTACAAGACTAATTATACTATAGATGAAGCTTGATGTAAATAGCACTCTCCTTCACTCAATCGGGTACTAATGCACAACACTCACAAAAATTTTCAATTTGTTGCTTGACATAAGTTTCGTTTTCGTAGCTTATTACTTTGCCAAGTTCTTGAAGTTCATGGAACAAACCTTTCAAGATGATTTGACTGATTGATACGTTGGACTCCTCACTCACTCGTGAAATTACATCAATGTCATATTCGTCTTCAAAATAAAACTTGGTAGGATTAGACATATCAAGCCTAATGATAATGTTGTTATCAACAAAGTCTAAGTCAAGGTCTATATCATGTTGGGGTAAGTGTAGAGTGTTCATATATCTATCTCCATGTATGTGTGTATTTGTTTTTATTATTTATGTTTGCTACCAAGAACTTACATCGGTTATATTGTGGCTTACTCCGCATGTGCATTCTACAACAATAGTTTGACCAATACCACTTGAATGACTTGTCATAAAATGCAAGTTTGAAAAAGTTTCGGAGTGTTCTTTGATAGCTGGGCATTCTTCAGCATGTTCTAGAAACCATTCAGCAAATGCTCTAGCTTCTGTTGCAGAAAGTCTCAAATTTGATTTGTGATGCGATGGCATAGGAGCTCTCCTTTTAGGAAGTAATAATTGTTGTTGGAGCTTTTTACTATCAGATGCTTGCTTGATTTCATGTACTGAAATCTTCATTAGAGTTGGTTCATACTTTTGTAAAGTCTGGTTATAAACGAAGACTTCAACAAAGTTTCCGTCTTCACTTATTTCCCATGATAGTCTTCTTGATGTCATATCTTATCAGCTTCTATTCTATTTAGAATTTCAATTTCTTTTTCTGGAATAAGAGACTCAAGATAATGCAAATATTGACAAACTAAAGAATGGGTGTTTCTAATAGCCTTTGCACATTCTATTTTCGTTTTATACTGATACTGAAATTGCTTATCATCAGTATCAGTATACATTGTTGCAAAAATATTAGCACTATCATCATAAAGTTTAGCTTCTTTTAGAATAGCATCTGAAAGTTGATTTAGGGTAGTAAGTTTCATATTGTTTTATAGTGTTATGGTTTATCTCGACCTGCATCAATAACTAAATCATATATTTCTTTCTGTTCTAATTCAGGTATATGTTTTGCAATTATTGCAATAGCAACACCTCTAGATAATTTTATATCCCTATAAACATTTCCAAACTTTTTAGCAAACTTATCAGCCATTCTTCCATAAAGTTTCATTCTTGATGAAATGTTATCAACTGCAATAAACACAATTACATCTACATCAAAATAGATAATTTTTTCACTAAGAGCATTTTGAATAGTTCCAATAACTTGATTTGGTTGGTTTGAAGGAGTGATGTTTGTTGTATATTGCCCATCAACTTTTACTTCAAAACTAACATTCACACAGTTTAGCGTTTTATCATTTACTTGATAAGTAAATAACTCAAAATGAATAACATATTCAAATTCATTTGAAGTAAAAAATCCATTTAGTCCAGTTGAAGAAATTCGTTCCCAGGTAATAGGAAATGACATTTCATTTAGAATGAATTCATCCCACACTGGAGGATAAACGTATTTCTCTCGTTCGGGAATACGACCATTATAGATTGGTCGTATTCCCATTCTAGACAAATCTTGTAAATCAGGATCTATATTAGCAAATAGATCCTTTAGTTTCATGCAGACTTACCCTCTTTGAAGCTTCTTCCCATTTGGCTCCAGTAAAGTACTTCAGTTCCAACTGGCAATACGCGATTGACACTTGTTGATTGAATGAATACTTCCCATGCACCTAAATCACCGGGTCTCAATTTAGCAACACCGTATTTTGGTAATCCTAACATGTCACGAGCAGCCTGACCTGAATAGACCACCTTAGTATCTTTATCCCTAATCATGATGACTTTGTTTTCTTGGACTTTATCAGCATTCTTTTTACCACTAACAAGTTTGTAGAATGCAGCACCTTTCAACATTTTATCGCCAAGTTTATGTTCAACGAATTCACGGATGCTTGAACCTTCAGCTTCAGTTTGAACCATCCAAGAAGTGACCTGAGAAGAAATATCGACAAGCTGAGCTTTGATTTCTTCTTTTGACACATTATGTAAGTCGGCATAGAAAGAACGAGTGGCGGTTTTACCTTCAGCCCTTGCAGTAAAGTAAGAACTTAATGCAGAAGTAGTAGCAATAGTTGATTGCTCCATACCTCTAGCAGTTGTTTCCCATTCCTGAACATTGCCATCAAAAAGACCTAGAGCACGAATGATTTGTTTACCATAACCACGTGGAGTTCTGAAGGTAAAAGTAAAGCGGTCAGTGTTTTGTAAAGCTCTGATTTCGTTTGCCAACTTTTTAGCGTTCCAATATCTTGAACTGTTTTCTTCACCGTCAGTCACAATCAGAACCAAGAAAGAAGTATTGGGATCATTGTAATCTGGTGAAGCTTTCGCAATATCAATCAATTTTCCGATACTGTCGTAGAGTGGAGTACCGCAACCATTTGCTTCATAAGAATTTTCTGCGATTGGAGCAAGAGCGGTGACTGAAGCATTAGTGAATTCAACACGAACTTCACGAGTATTACCATACCCACAATTGACAAGTGAAACGATAACATTTTGCGAAAGAGCAATAGCGTTGTCTTTGATTGCAGAAATCTGCGAATTGTAATCACGAGCAGCTTGTTTTGCAATGCCGCTCATTGATGCAGAATGATCTAAAGAAATTAGAACATGAGTTTTGTATTGTTGTGTTAAAGTATCCATAAAGTATAAACCTCAAATGTGTGTAAAATTAAAAATAAAATAAACTACAAATCTATTTATAGATTTCTTTTCCAAGCTTTGTGTGATGTCCAATTATGAAAGTCTATTGCAGTTTGACTTTTATAAAGTGTAAGTGCAATCAATGGATGAGCAATGATATCATAAACCAAAGCCCAAAATAAACATTCATCAAACATTACACAGCAATTATTAGGATCAAGTTTGGACATTTGTAGAAGATATCCTAGAAATCTGAATGTTCAATTGAAAAGCTATGTTTATCATCCAAATGACATAACAACATAAACATTGCAACCAGTCTAAATCGATAACGACCAACCAATAATGTTGAACTATAACGATTGTTATGAGGCTTTTTGATAACTGTCCAATGTGAATTGAACTTCAGCACTTGTTTCATTTGACTACCTCAAAATTGGCTCTACGTTTTTTGGAAAATTCGCGAACATAGTTATTAGTATAATCGCAATATCCTTGTGGAGGCATACCATTGAAGCTCCCAAAAGAAGTCATATCAATTTGCTTATCTTCAAACCAGAACTCTACTTTATCAGCAGGAAGTTCTCCTAACGCAACACCAAGACGAAAACGCATTACCATTGTTTCAGAACCTACAGTCACTTTCATTTGGTTTCTGTGAACTTGAGTAAGATAGACATTGTAAAAATCTTCAATGTTTGCATCAGAAACTACTTGACCTTCTTTTGGATCATAAACAATTTTGATCATTTGAACTTACTCCTTATCTTCTTTTCGTAATGTCATTCCAGCAGCAAAAGCATCTTTCAATGTCACATAAACTGGTATAGCTTTATAACCTCGTTCTTCCCATAACGAAAGTTTAGATATGTCACGTTCAACATGATGAACTGCATCATTTCCTAACTTATTGAGTATCATATATCCAAATAGTACTTTTCTAGTTTCATCAATAGGAGTGTTCATCTTTATAAGCTATTAGTGTATTGTAAAACTTCGTTAGACCAAAATATGCTCGCAAAAAAGCAAGCTGCCTAAATCGATACTTCGCAACTAATTCGTACGATAAACTTTTTGAATATACATGTTTTCGATAAACATACCACACACTCCTTACTACCTATCTTTGAAGTTTTTGATCAAATTAGCTTTAGCCAACAATAAAGTTTGTTTAGCTTTCAACTGATCTTTAGTTTTTGGAGTTCCCAACTTTTCGATTTCAGCATTCAAAGCATCAAACACTTCAATGAATGACATATCTTTAGCTTCATAATTGAGAGATGTTGCGATTTCTTTGTCATCAAAAGCATCAAATCCGAATTGTTGTTCTACTTCTTGAAGTTTTAGTGCATCTCTGTAATTGTTTCTTATCATTTTATTTCAATCCTCTTAATAATGTCACCTTTTACTTTTAGTAAAGTACTACGAATAAGTTCAGCAGGAGCTTTATTGTCATTATCCAATCTTAGTTCTCGCAGATTTTCATTGACTATTTCTAAACATTCATGATACACCAAATCAATCAATTTATCATAATCAACAACGACATTATTATAAACTTCACCCTCACCAAAAGCACCGTGTCCATAAGACTTTTCAATAGATGTTGCTTTTTGGATAAATTTACTATATGAATTTGATTTCATTTATAATCCGAGTAATGACTTGACTTCTTTGCGAGAAATGACCTTACGGTTCAAACGATACTCATCACCAGCCATACCCCATTCACCATGAATGGTTGTCATAAACATACCATTGAAACCAAATACACGAAAAGTAGAACTTTTCAAAATCAGGTCTCTCAGTTCAGTTAGGCTGTTCATCGTAGTTGGTCCTCTCTCTTTAGTTGATGGAACTATTGTAATCTGAAGTGCATGTAATGTAAATAGATAAATCTGTTACTCACTTCACAAATTCTAAACATGAAAATTTCTGAACTCTTTATACTACACGAAAAGATAGACCTTACTGATATACGAGCAAAGTTGAACAAAATCATTCGCTTAGAACTTGTCAAGCTATCAGGAAAGCTTGAAATCTTTGACGAACATTATAACAACTTGGAGCAAATGGGTGAAAGCATACAAGCAATCAAAAAACTTGAACGCAAAATTGCACGAGAACTAAAGGAGTATGGTGTAAAGACTGTTGTCATTCAAGGAGCAAAAGAAGCTTACTTCAACAGTGGGCATGCAAAAATTGGTTCTTTTGCAGCAGGGTATGGCGAGTTAGAGTTCTTCATTCCATTTGACTTAGTCAATAAAGCAACCTACTTTGGAGATGCTAAGCGAGATAAGTTTATTACTTTAGCCATCTCTATCATACTTCATGAACTAACCCATGCAGTTCAAAATCAAAGAACTCCTAAAGGCAAAAACATCAATCGTTCAAACTACCAACATGATACTGACGGGAAAGTAATGATGAAATCTTATCTTAGCAACCCGTCAGAAATTGAAGCATTAGCTGTCAATACATCAGAAATGCTAATGAACCGATTTAGCAATGATAAGAACAAGATTTTGCATTCAATCGTTTCGTTGAAGAACGAGACTTCTAAACAAGATACCGTAGGTTCATCTATCACTAAGTACTGGACACACTTCGGGAGTTCAGAAGACAGGCAAGACAAGCAGATTTGGCAAAGGTTCCTCAAAAAGCTACATCAACATATTGTTGATTATTAGAGTTTGGAGCAGGCCTCTTGGAATCGAACCAAGACACTAACTTGGGGGTTAGATGCTACCATTACATTAAGACCGCATTATGGAGCAGGTTGAATAGCTTCGAAGCTATCATCTCTAAGGTGGACCCTTAGTGTGTTCCTTTACACTACAACCGCATTGATATTTATAGAACTAATTATAACCTAAATTTTAGAAGATGTAAATGGTTTTTATGCAGACTTTATTCGTGAGTAAAGTCTGAGTTATCTTTTATGATATTTTCTTTGTTCTTGTAATAAATGAATGTTTTGACACCTGCATTGAAGACAGAGTACATTGTTCCATCTTTTATCTTCTGCATGACTTCTTTATGTTTCATCGGCTGGCGGTGCGACCATTCACCCGTTTCCATATCAACATTGACAAAACCAGGTCCAGAGTATTCAATGAAGTCAAAGCCTAGGTGAGGCAATGAATTGCCGTTCGTGTGATCAAATTCGCAATAATAAGCACACTTACTCCATTCCACTTTTCTTTCTTTAGGTGTTCCTTTTCCTACTGTTAGGTATGGATAGTTGTCAACAAAATGTTTGAATAACTTTGAAGCACCTCCTCTAACATTAGTTCCAATCAAAGTTGCTGCTCGAATGATTTCAGCATCATATTTACCATTCTTAGCTCCAAAAAATGGGTAGCCAACTGTGTATACCATCAAAAGTGTTCCAACAGGATACCCATCCCATTCTTTAGTCAAATATAAACCTAAACTTAGTGAAGCGGCTCGATATCCATAAAAACTGTTCTTCTCTAAGAAAGGTCTTAGCTCGTCAGATGGCACTTCTCTTACTTCAGTATTCCTTGCATTGAAATTGATACCCGTTATACCACATGCATTCAAAATAATAGAACTCAAAACATTTCGCATTCTTGAACCTTTTACCCACTCCCAAGGTTTTATCCAAATGGTTCTAATGTTTTTCTTTTCATTTTCAATACTAGTGTCGCAAAAGTATCTCTTATCAAAATTTCCACCTTTATCAGAGTAATAACCTTGACGGTATGGATAGGCACGAGGAAGTGGGTAAATATGAACTTCTTGTTTTCCTTCAGGAAGTACTTTCAGATAATCTTTATCTCCAGTTTCATCATTGATAATTCGTTCAAACTTTACACCATTATCAGATAACAATTGTGAAACATCTTCCCATATATTAGAATGGGTATCAGGTCGTTCTTGACCAAAGTCTTTATCAGAAATTACGAAAGGCAAAGGTCTTGGTTCATGTTCAGGAGCAAACTTTATGATAGAACTGTACTTTTTTGTCATATATGCTTTTGATAATGATTGATATTTTTATACATTATAACATAAGACCGTTCAAATGTAAACCGTTATGTTCCCAGACTTTTAGAAGCTGAAGACTTTCTTCAGTAAGCTTATGGTGTTTTTCCCTATTATCAATTGTGCTAAGTAATTGAAGGTTTTCTTTAGACGCACATTGTTCTGCTAAAATACCATTATGAAAGCAGTAATGAATTGGAACAATATGATCTAAATGATAATCTTTTCCTCTTTTTAGATTATGTGGATTGATTTCATAGTAATGTTCGCAAAAAGTTTTGTCTGATAAAAAACGAACATATTTAGTATATTCTATGAAATCAAGATATTCTTTTGATTGATATCGTTCTAGAGCTTCCTGAGATCGTATCGCATTATAACGTGCAAATGCTTCTTTAGCTTTTTCTGGACATCCTTGTTTATTTCTATCAATAATCTTTTGACGTTTTGTTTCTACACCACATATGCTACATGGCGTAATACCAGTCATTATGATTTGTTTTCGTATATTACCATAAGTTGCTGTATATTCATGTCCACATTCTGTTCTTACCAAATTATAGACTGGTTTTAAGTGGTGATTTAGAATAGGATCGGGTAGAATAACTTTATAACCAACACTTTCAAGATATTCTTTTTCTGATTGACGTTTAGAAATACGATTTTCTTTTGTTCTGCAATCTTGACATTGCCCCGGCTTACATTTATAGTTTCTTTCTTTACCACAAGTAATACAGTAAACTTTTCTTCTCATATCAATATAAGTTCAAATAAAGTATATTATATCACAATTTCATAAATGAATAAGACTTCTTTTCTATATCATCCCATACTAAAAGTCTAAAGTTATAGCCTGCATTGATTGTCCCAAGAGCTTTAGCTTTATTCTTTTCTATGTCACATGTCACAGTATAAGTTGATTTGACTTCAATAATCAAATTATCTTTTGGAATAAAAATATCAGGATGATACATTTTAGTTTTATTTTCAAATTCATATGGAATCGATAAGTTATGTTCTACTTCAATTTCATTTTCATTATAACCGATAAACAATAAGTAATCAATAATGAAGTTTTCATATCCCATTACTTTTACTTCTTTACCCGATGGGAATACGTATAGTTTCTTTTTGAAAGTAGATAAAGAAATTTTTTGAAACATCTCAGGGTCTTGCATAACATGTTCTACCCCATATTTTTCTAAACAAGTTTCTTTATATGATATTTGAACTCTATCTTTGACATCCTGACACTGAGAAATATTCTCTACACCATATCTTTCTAAATTAGTGTCAATAATTTTACTTCTTATTTCTGGTGATTGCGAAACATATTCAACTCCATACCGGTCAAGATTAGTTTGCTTTCGTTTTTCTTGTAATTCTTTACACAACATTGGATTTTCTACTCCATAACGGAGTAGAGATGTCTGCTTTGATTTTTCTTTTATGATTTCAATTTCTTCTTCGGTTCGTTTTATTCCTTTATTGAAATGATTTCCTTCTTCAGCTACATGATGTGAATATTTACCTATAGCACTTCGTTGAGCTTCAGTTCCACCTGTTTCTTCCCACATCTTTTTAGTTGAAGCTGAAAGTTTCTTCTTAGTTTCTTCTGAATGTCCAATCCCAAAAAGCGGATGATTTTCTCCTGATTTTTTCTGTCTAAGTTCTTCAGAATATCCAAAGGGAGCATCTTCACCATATTTTTCAAAATATTCCTGTTTAGATAAACCGTGTCGATTTATATGATGAGCATCTAGCTTTTGATATTCTTTTTGACAAATTGGACAAATAAGTGGCATATAACATAAGTTCAAATAAAGTATATTATATCACAATTTCGTAAATGAATAAGACTAAAAACCCGCCTTTCAGCGGGTTTTTATTACTTCCGTGTTTTCTAATTACTAATTAGACGAATGAAAGATTTGCAACATTTACTCGTCCATAATAATCCGCCGAATTGCCCAACGAAGTAGCAGTATCAGTAAAAGTAGCTTTACCATATCTAGTCATCAGGCTTACTTGTGGATTATATGTTGCAGGGTCAAACAATACGTTTGAACTCATCAATGGAACGTATGGGCAGTAGAAATAGCCAGTGTCCATTTCACCATTTCCACCTTTGTAACCAACTAAGATTGGTTCAGCACCGGTGTCATGATAGATGTAAGTATAAACTTTGATTGAACCGTTTAAAGTACCAATCAATTTAGTGTTGTTTGGACCTTCGAAAGAACCAGCAACTGCAGGAGCAAATACTGATTTAGCAGCAGATTGTAATACTGATGCAACGATTGGAGATACAACAATCCAGTTAGCAGCATTACGACGAGTTTTACGAGCAATCTCGTTTGCTACTTTATTGATCAAAGTACCAAGAACTGCATGATGGTCACCAACATAGTTAGGAACACCAGTAAAAGTACCGTTCATGTCGAAAGTTTCAACAGTACCAGCAAGAGCGATCAAATCGTTGATGATTTCGTTGTCAATCTCAGACACGATTTCAGCAGAAAGAGCTGCTGTGATTTCTGCTTCAAGGTCAAGACCGTGTTGTGCAGAAAGATCTTGCATTGCTTCAACTGTCCATTTAGCTTGTAATTTACGTGAGCCAGCAGTAACAGTTTGTTTCAATACTTCTAATTGCAATTGACGTCCGCCATAAGCTTCGAAGTCAGCAGTAAGAGCTGCAGTACCAAGAGCTAAGTTACCCGCACCGATTGCACCAGAATACCAACGTTTTGTTTTGCTGTTGTTACCGAATACCTCAGTAGCACCAACCAAACCGGTTTCTGTACCGATGATGTCTTCAGGACCAACACCAGCAGCAGGAACGTCAGTGCTGTTTGAGAACAAGAAGCGTAATGAGTAAGCTAAAGATACTGGTCCAGACATTGGTTGGATACCAACAAGTTCAGTAGCAATAGTGCCAGGGATGATACGACGGATCATCGGGATAATGATTTTTTGGAAGTTACCGATTGCACCGGCAGCGTTAACACCATCAGCTGCAGTTTCCATCAACTGTAGTTTGGTGTTTTCCATAATACGGCCCATGTAAGCTTTCTTATGAGCTGGCAATTCAGTTAGTAAAGCTTCTTTAGTTTGTGACCAATTTTCAAAAAGTTCCATATAGTTAACTCCTATTCAGATTTATTAAGATTTTATTTTAAGATGTTATGCCGGCAATTCTTTTTAAGAATTCTAAGTCAGCATTAGATTTTTGCTTTTGTTCAGAAATCACAGGTTGTTCATCATCACCAGTTGCAAGAATGACAGCTTCATCTAAAGTTTTATCTTCATTGATGACTTTGCCTTTCGGTTTAGTTGGTGCTACGTCTTCTTTCAAAATACGACCAATGAAGTAACCATAAGCTTCTTCAAGTTTTTCGGTTTCAACATTTTGTAACACGAAACTCATTTGCTCACGTTTTGAACCAGAAAGAGGTCTCAAAACTTCTTGCATTTTTGCTTCACGAACTAACTGTGCTTTTTCTGTTTCAACTTCTTGCATACGTTTTTCAGCATCTGCTAATTTACTTTCTGCAATACTTAATTGTGATTGAATAGAAGTTTCATCTACATATGATTTTGCATATTCATTTACGAATGCTTCGAATACACGTTTACCGAAATCATTTTGTTTGACAACTTCTAAATCTTCTTTCATTTCTTCCAACTCTTCTGAAAGACGAACTTCCAAGAAAGAGTCCAATTTATCAACTAAAGACTCGATTTCAGACTCAACTTCTTCTGCTAATCTTTTCTTTTCTTCAACTAATTTACCAGCATATTCAGCTTCCAAATCGCGGAAACGTTCAATATCGCTTTTCAATTCGATGTAAGATTGTTTTAGTTGTTCAGAAACAAATGCATCAACCTTATCAACTAATGCTTCACGAGCAACAACAAATTGTTCAGCTAACTCAGCACGAACTTCCAAAGCTACTTCTTCTCTGATTTCTGTACGCTTAGCTTCAACAGCTTCAGCCCATGCTTCTGAGATTTCAGTTTTTGTGTCTTCGCTAAGTAGGTCTGTTTCTAAAAGTTTTTGTAAAATTTCATCCATAGATTTAACCTCCAAAGATATATTGATTATCTAAAACCCTAATTCAAGGGTGCTAAGTTTATTTATGGCAAATACCTATAAACTTGTATTTTCTATTCTGTTTCTTCTTCAGGTTCATTAGAAACAGGTTCATTATCTACATTTGATTGAATACCTGCTATTTCTTTCATCTTAGTTGTAAATACTGGATGTAAATCTACTTCAGCTTGAGTAGTATTATCTTTGATAAGATTTTGTACCATTGAACGAATAGCATCTTTTGTTTCTGACATATGTGTATCTCCTACATATTAGTTTATAAAAATCTATTTACTATATTGATTTGAACTATGTTGAATAGCATATTGAGCTAATGCTTTCCAATTACCTCTAAAACCATATTTCTTCATTACTTCTTCATCTGCTTCCCTATAAAATAAAGCAGCTAAATCATCAATATCTGTCGATGATTTTTGTTTACTATTGATTAGGTCATAATAATCATCCTGAATAGATACATCGTCAGGCATCCATTTTTCAATTTTTTGAAGTATTATACTAAAATCTTCTTCATTCAAAATTTTCATTGCATTATCAATATTTTTGATACCAGCGATTTCAAATAATTGTTGTGGTGTTTTCATAAGTTTATTTCCTTTTTTAGTTAGTTAGTTAGTTAGTTAGTTAGTTAGTTAGTTAGTTAGTTAGTTAGTTAGTTTTTCCCGCAACATAGAATGTCATTATATTATCTTCTACGCCATTACCTTTCCAGTTATCTCCATTTTCTTCACCACCTCTTGGTTGAGTAATCAAATATCCTTCTTGTTGAAGGTTTCTGTAAAACTTAGTAAAAATTTTATTGAATGCTTCACTAGAGTTGTGAACATCTTTATGATTTAGTATAATTGGTATTCTAAATCTAGCAACCGGAGTTTTTCCATCAAGGAAATCTTTATGAACTATCAATTTATACATTGATGCCAGCAATTTCAAATAGTTGTTGTGGTGTTTTCATGAGTTTATTTCCTTCTTATAGTTCTGCAAAATCTTTTAGACTATTATCAATCAGTTCTTCTTGACATGCAAGAACATCTTTTCTGTTTTTCAAAATGTAGTTATTATTGATTATCGATGCAGCTTGTTTCAGTGGATTATTTGCTTTAGGTCCAATGATAACCGGAAGTCCTTCTTTGACATGAGAAAGTAATCCGCCAGCAAACTTATCATCATATGGAGCTTTTACATCAATGTTCAATCCAAGCAATCCTGTTTTTTGCCACACTGGCGACTCAAATAAAACTTTAGTGCCCTTTGATATCCACTTTGCGATTTTCTTGACAAAAGCTTCTTTATACTCCTTATGTTCGTTCAATGGATGCCATTCGTTATGTTTATTATACTTTATCAAATAAGTATTATCATCTGCAAGTGAATGCTTTGCCACTTCCTGAACGACTATTGCTGAAGACGGGTCTGTCATTGACACTCGAGCTAACTCTTTACCTACTAATTGCTTTTGAACAAAAAGTAATAACACATCGTCTGGTGTTGCGTATCCAGACGATGCTTCAGTAAGTGTTGCTTTTTGTGAGAAAAGTTCTTGAAGTTTCATTATTTTGCTTTAGAAGTAATGATTGATAGCAAGAATTTTTTGACTTCTTTTTCGAGATACTTTTGAGCACTCTTGTCTTCAACAACAATCTCAGCAAGTGTAACGATTTTGGTATTCTCTTGAGCTTCACGAACAAGATTTGGACGAGCATCTGGAGCAGATGGGTTATCAACAATATCGACTGTGACAAAGCTAAATCCACTTACACGACCATCAGTTCCAACCGAACCTGTTCCACGTGAGCTAACTCCAAGTCTAACTCCACCTTCCATGATTGCTTTTGCAATGTTTCCTGTTGGAGTGTTTAGAAGTTTCATTTTCCCAACTACATTGTTTCCGTCCATTCTCATTTCAGTAATTGCATGAGATACTTTTTCAAGATTGATTTTGATATTGTCTGGATGTTGCAACTCTCCCATGATCAATTGACCTGAAGCTATCTTTCTTGATGCTTCTTCTACAACTTTTTGCATTTCAGTCAATTGATAGATACGTCCATTGCCATTAGTACATTCGGATTGCATCATGATACCAGAAAGATAATAGTTCTTCCCATCATCAATACTTTCAATAAGATTAGCTTCTTCAGGTGCTAAGGTTTCACATAAAAATTGTGATGTCATATTAGTTTCTCCATGTGTATATGTTTGTTTCATTGATTTTCTATTTAGGAATTATTCCTAAAATCAATAAAGTTTATAATCCTAAGTTATCCATGCCACCTCCAGGACCTCCACCCATATCAGTTGGTCCTCCTCCTAATCCTCCACCAAGATCACCACCTAATCCTCCGCTCAAATCATCACCAGGAGGCGGTTCTGCTCCACCACCCATATCTAATCCACCACCGAGTTCATCACCACCTCCACCTCCTGCAGGTAGATCATCTTTTTCAATATGAGCAGGTTTGATTTTAGCAGCTTGTCTTGCTTCCATTTGAACAGGATCATAGATTTGACGTAAATCAGACACATTACAATTCTCATCAATCTCAAGTTCTTGTTTGAGCATTTTCTCATTCATTTGCATATCATCTTCAGTCAATCCTAAATAACGTTTCATTTTCCATCTCATTGATAATTGCTTCACATCCTCAATAGACTTGAATGCATTGATAAGGTCAGTATCAAGAGCATTTTGTCGATAGATACCAAAGTTTTGTGGTTCAGGTAATCTAAGTAAGAACAACCAATCTTCAACATTGATACCAATAGTTTTCAAGTAAATTTTGAACTGTTCATCCATAACATACTCAATCTTGTTCTGTAATCGACGGATGTAGTTAGCAAATCGAAGTTCGTCAAGAAGTGCAACACCCATCTTCCCGTCATTGTATTGTTGTGGTTGATTATCTGCACCACCTAAGTAAGAAGTCGGAACACGAAGACCTTTGTAGAGTTTCTCTCTGAAGTACTTAAGCTCATTCAACTCTCCAAGGTTCTCACCACCTGGTAATACTTCAACACGAGATGAACGGCCTGAGGTAGTCACTGGGAAGTAGTAATCTTCAGAGATAGAGTTAGGATTGTAGGTTCCATCGATAACGTCTTGATTGTTAGTCGTATTTGGCATTCTCTTCTGACGTATCTCATTCTTAATGTTTTCAAGATACTGCTTGATACGTTGTGACGGCATGTTCCCAACATCAACATAGAACACTCGTCTCTCTGGAGCTCTAACAAGACGGTAGATAATGACAGAGTCTTCAAGCATTTGAAGTTGTTTGAATGTTCTGAAGATAGGTTGTAGAACACTCTCACCAAATGGAGCACTTTCTCCCATTTCATCAGATAACGTAAAGTGTATGATACCTTCTGCAGGAACAACTTCTACATCTGTTATCTTGCCGGCATAACCAACCATTCCACCCCCATCTCCTTTCAGTTGATATGCAACTCGGTCACCTTCATCATTTAGGTAGATACCTAAGACTTTAGACGGATCAAGATATTCCCACTTTTTGGCGTCAGAGGTTTTCCTAAAGAAGCAGTCTCCATACTTTGACATAATGCGACCAATACGAAAGATACGATTGCTAAAGTCTTGAAGTTTTGACCAATGTCTTAGAGCCGCTCGAATAGTTGTAACAGTATTCTCTGACACTTCTTGGTCATCTTCAGTCTGGTACTCAATCTCAAAAGGAAGGTTTGTCGTTTCATCATCATTTGATATCTCTTCAGCAATGATGTCTAATGCACGAGAAATGTCAATGTCGTTGTCCATGCTATCATATTGAATGTAGCGTTGTAGCCGTGTTCCAGCACCTTTCATCACCTGAGTAAGAAATGCAACTGATGATGTTGCATTTGATAACCCGTTTGGACCATTCATGTTGGTCGAGTCACCATGCAATTGGGTATATTGCTTTTGACTTGACACAGGTGTGATTATTCTGAAGTAACTTTGTAAAGTTGCCATTTAGTATATCTCCGTGTGTATTAGTTGATGTATTCATAACGACCACCTCTACCAAACAAGGACGAATGACCTGGTATCGGTTTGAGAGACTTAGCGTTCTTATATGCTTCATCACTTGCTGTGACTAATGCAGCAAGCATATCAAGCTGGTCTTGTTCTATATTTAGTGACTTAGTTTGTGTGTCGTTCAAAGTAGTCAAGTAGTTTCCAAGTTTAGTGATTGTGTCTTTTGATAGTCTAATGACTGGAGCATCCGCTTCATTTGAACTACTAGAACTAGATGTCCCGGATGTAGAACTTCCAATAGGAGTTACTTTAGATGATGTAGTTGCACTCGGTTGAGGACTATAGATTGACGGAGGATTAGTTCCAGACGGATAAGAGCTATAAATTGACGAAGGACTAGTTCCAGATGATGGATGAGCACTTGCTACACCTGAAGATGATGAAGCACCTGATGAAGAACTGTCTCTAAATGCATTCCACGCTCCAAGAAGACCACCACCAACTGCCCCGGCTGCTATACCCAATGGGTTTCCGGTCATCATTCCTAAAGAAGCACCTGAAAGAGCACTTCCGAGCACTGAAGCCCATTTACCACCGGTTGACATTTCGCCAGTATTAGGATCAGTTTGATGGTCCATGATAGCATCCGTTGCCAATCCCGCAAGTACTCCACCTGCCCCACCCATTCCAATTCTTCCCCATCTTCCACCTAATCTTGAAGAACCATTAGGTGCAGGGCTTGCACGATTTCCTGACGGGTTTCTTACTCCTCTTCTTCTACGTTGAGTTTCGTCTCGTCTTCTACTTGCAGCTCTTCCTTGTGCAGTTGTTTGATCATTGGCGGCGGTATTTCTAACAATATCAAGTAGACTATCTCTCATACTTGTAATGGTATTGCCTAAAGGTTTTGCAAATTTCAACCATCCCCATACAGCTAAACCTATACCGCCCAATGCTTGGACAATCGGGTTACTTAACACAGTTGAAATGCTATGGCCGATGTCAATCAATGTTGCGGCCCAAGGTGGTATCTTAATATCACCATCAACTGTTTGCTTACCAAATGTACTCTGAACAAACTTACCTAAAGCATCAGTCGTTTTAGATGCTTCTCGACCTTGGTCCATCAATGCAGCTAACGGTCCAGTCAATCCACCTTCAAGAGCTTGTATCAAGTTTTCATCACCATAACTTCCACGTCTTCTTTCATCTGCTCGTTTCTGCATTTCAACAGCTGACTTCATTAGCATCTCCTTCTCATCAACTGTTGCTCTGTCACCCTTACGAACTATTTGACCAAGTTGAACTGCATTCTTCATACCAAGAACACCTGCTAACTGTTGAAACTTTGCTGCTTGAGTAAATCGGTCTGCTAACTTTTCTTTACCTAAGTCTTGAATTGATACAAGAGCTTTATTAGCTGATTGAGCACTAAGACCCAACTTGACAAAGTCTTCACGTAGTTTGAACATTGCTTCCATTCTTATTGTTCGTTCATCCTGACTTAGACCGTTCATTTGTTGCTGAATTGCTTGAGCATCAAACAGTTCGTCATTCAAAGCTTTGAACTCAGATGCAGAAGCACCGGTCAATACTTTCAATCGACCATATGCTTCAGTTTGAGCTTTCATTGCTTTCTTGACTTTATCGTTACTTGTAATGTCGATACCTGCTTTAGTAGCGTTCTTAGCAAAATCGACTGCAGACTTGGCTGCTTCTTCATTGCCCATACCTAACAGGATTAGACTTTTCTGACCTTCATCTAAAGCATCGGCAAAATCTCCTACATTGTCTCCTACACTATAGGCCATTCGACGGTTTTCTTGAAAGATCTTTGCAGTTTCGTCAAAACTTATACCTAACTTAACAGATGTTTGTTGAAGACGTGCAAAGCTACCAAGCAGCTGGCTAGAACCCAACATACCAATGTCAGCTGCCTTTACAAACTGGTCATATACTTTAGTGATGCTATTACCTAATATGGTCAAACCTAAGATAATCATACCAAACGGTCCCTTATCTCCAAACAACGCACTAGTGTATTTGCCAAACCTGTCATGGAAAGATTGCGTAAGTTTGGCAATAGCAACATGTTGAACTGCAATCTCTTGCATTCGTATCATGTCTGCTTTGATTTGGTTAGTATGTTCTCGCATAGCTTCAGCATTTTGGGCACGGCCATGTTCGTCTATCATACGATTTTTCACAGCAACTCTAAGAACTTCTTGCTGATGTTCCGCTAACTCACTACCAGCCTCTCGTAATTGATACAGAGTTTCAATGTATTCTGCTGTTTGGTCGCCGTGTTCTCGTAATAGAGCTTCAAAAACTTTACCATCTTCGGTGAGCTCCTGAATTGCTTCTGATAATTCACGAGACGAATTGAGTTCTCGTCCTAGATTTGTAAAACTTGACAAAGTTTCACTTGCGTCTAGTAACTTTGTGATATACTTATCATAAGCAGTATTTTGAAGATTAGCACCCTCAACCATTCCGGCTAACATTGATGATTGAGCCGAAATTGAACGGTTCATACTCAAGTTGTAATCTTCAAATGCATTCCAACTTGTACGCAATGGTTCAGTCAGACCAGCTAAAGCACGACCTAAGTTTCTTGAACTATTTTGAACAATTTCAGACTGTTCTAACTCTCCACGTTTAGCTTCAAGAATGATTTCACGAGCTGCTTGAGCTTCTTCTCGTTGTTGTTGAAGCAATTGCTTTTGGTCATCTGATAACGCTTGTTCCCCACCTTCAACACTATTCTTTAGACTCTCAATAGAAGTTATCAGGTTCGAAAGAGTATCTTCCAACTCTTGAATTGAGCGATTTTGAAGAGCATCACGACGTGCTTGTTGAGCATCATTTTGAGTAGTAGCAGTATTGTTAGTTCCACTTCCGGCACCACTACCTCGTTGAGTGCTACCTCTATCACCAGAGCTGGCTGACATGTTACTACCATTTCGTAACGCACTTTCTATCCTATTGAGAGTATCAAGTGTTCGTTGACGTAATATCGCGTCAGATGGTGTATTAGAACTAGAACCAGACATATTAAGTATTCTCTTTTAGAAGCTATGAATAAGTGTGACTATTTATAAAGTATAAATAGAGTTATAGTATTTATTGTATAATCATAACACCATATAAGGCAATATTCTCACATGATAAATGAACATAATCCCCTTCTTGCAAAACTAAAACTTCCTGGTCGTGTTCTTCAATTACCATCAAGAGGTCTTCTATATTCAAATGATGAACTTGATAGTTCTGTTTCTGCTGGAGAATTGCACATTCAGCCAATGAATGCTTTTGATGAAGTAGTTCTCAAAAATCCTGATATGTTATTCACAGGTAAAGCATTAGACCCCGTCTTTTCGAATTGTATTCAAGGTATCAATAAACCTACTGAACTATTCGGTAAAGATGTTGATGCTATTATGTTATTCTTGAGATTAGTGACATATGGACCAAGCTATGATATTACCGCAAATCATCGATGCGAACACGGCAAACAACACATCTATACAATCGACTTAGAACAAGTATTATCGAATATGCGATATCTTGACCCAACTATTATTGAAAAACAGTTTAGTGTCAAGTTAGAAAATGGACAAGTAGTAAAACTTCAACCTGCAAGATACAACAAAATCATTGATGTATTACAAGCAAATGAAGGAAAGGATAAACTATCGGTTCAAGATATTCAAAACAATATCTTCATGAACCTAATGAGTGTTATTCAGAGTATCGACGGAATTGAAGATAAAGATTTGATAAGTGAATGGATAAGATTTGCTGGGGCAAATCATGTTGAACGAATAGCAGGATATCTTGATGATATCAATGAATGGGGATTAGACTTGACTTCTACTTTGACATGTCGTGATTGCGGTGAAAAATTTGATGTAGAACTGCCTCTCAATCCTATATCTTTTTTCTCTTAATGCTCCGTTCAGGGGAACTAGAGCGAAGTCAAGCTCTAATTACTCAGCTCGGAGCAGAAATAAAATCAATCATACAGAGTTGTTTGGAACTTTCATGGTACTCAAGAGGAGCATGGACATATCACACAGTACTGCAGATGACAGCGGGTGAGCGAGACATTGCTTCCGACTTTATCAATAAACGATTGGAGCAGGAAGCAAAGAAACACAATCCCGTTTACTAACTTATAAATAACAAAGGAAAGCAACTATCTCACTAGTTGCTTTCCTTCTAATCAAATCATACTTCCTGGAGATATAACTTGACTGATTGTATTTATCAAACCCCAAATCTTACACCCAATCAACAAAAGTACCTAAAACATTACAAATTGTTATGTGAACGAGGTCAATCACGAGGAACAAAAAAAGAAGCTTTAGACTTCTATACTGAAGCACATCATATACTTCCTAAATGTATGGGTGGTAGTTTTGATAAAAGTAACATGACACTTCTAACACCTGAAGAACATTTTGTAGCTCATCAATTATTGGTAAAGATATTTCCTAATAATTGGCGATTATCAAATGCAATTATAAGAATGAACCATGATAGCAATATGGCGAGAGTTGGAAATAAAATTTATGGATGGCTCAAAAGAAAAATAAGTGATGATATGAAATCGCGAAATAAAACTAATGACGCCGGTCGATTAGCAGCATCTGAAAAACGTAAAGGTCTTACGAAAGAAAATTGTGAATTCATGGCATCAATGGCAGCAAAATTGTCAGGAAGAACCAAAGAAGAATATCCACATCTTAGAGAATTAGGAGAACGTAATAGGTTATTCCAAAGCGGAAAAAATAAAGAAAATTGTGAATGGAAAGCTAGAGGAGCAGAAAATCAAAACAAACTTCCACCTGAACTTAGGAAGTTTGTTATTGACCAACGAGAAACATATAACAAAACTTTCCCAGAAATCAAAGATATGCTCGATGAGTTAGGTTACTCTCTTACAAAGTCTGCAGTAGGCATAATTTATAGGAGAGAAACTCGTCAGGGAAAGTATGCTAATTCTTAGTTACTTCTAAAGTTTCGTTTCATTGAACGATAGATACCACGAACTGACATTGGTTCGTTGGTCATCTGTCCATAAGCTACAAATGTAGCATTATACTTCGGACGACCGGTTTCACTATCGAAAATTGGACCACCGTCAATATCTTTCAATAGTTCAAAACGATACTTACGACGACCTTCGTTTTCAACTAGAGCTCGCGTTAAAGTAACTTCAGATAAAGTAGCTAAAGTTTTGGCATCTTTTCTTAATGCTTTTGCAGTTTTTAGGTTCATATAGGTATTTCCTTCTGTTGGGTTTAATAAAATTATTTAAATATGACTTGTATTTCGTAGCCCTTTCCTGTTGGCCAAATATCTTTTATAATTTGAATAGATATTTTTCTTACTAAAAAATTTCCAGGATTGCCATTAATGATACTATTTTTAATTTCACTGGATAAATATTGAGCGGGTTTTGATGGTAAATATAAATGATGAAATAAAATTTCCGCATCTTTTAATAATTCTAGATGTGCATTATGTGCACTTGTAGAATCATTGATATTAATTACTAATTTTACTTCATTCACTTTATTCTCAGAACCTGTTGCGTAAAGTGCAATATTATTGGGTAATCCTGGTGTATAAAGTAATGAGGATACAATATCTTTATATGGAGTTACACATAAATATCCAAGTTCATCCTTCCGCCATTTTCCAGGAAACAATCCTTGAGACGATAAAGAATGACAAATTATAAGTGGGTCATCATTTTCTAATTCTGCGTTAACATTAAATGAATTGACCAATAAAATTGTTGCTAAAAATATTTTTGCAATTTTTAAATTCATATAGGTATTTCCTGTGTTAAAAATTAATAATTGATTTTTTTGTTTTATTTGAAATGTATAAGTGACTTACTTTTCCATCTTTGATTGCATTCCCCTTAAAATTTTGAACATATGAAAATTTATGTTCTTCAATATTATAATTTGAATATAGGTCTCTATATAA